CTATTTCGTGGTAGAGTAGTACAACGACAATGTTGAAATGGCTCTCAGACACGGAAACAAGACTTATCTTCAAATTCTGCTCGATCCAAACAGAGCACAGCTAGTAATGGATCAAGCACAAGCGGAGAATATACGTGCTACTGCCTGGGTACGGAATCTGATCTACAAAGAATTAGAAAAGCAATTACCTAGCTCTGTCTACAAAGAAGCCGTTGCACAGGATGAAGCTTCTTGGAGAAAATCTATTCGCAAAAGAATAGAAGGACGATTACCAAACACTACTTCTGAAGAAAAAGAACTATGACCAATGTTGCTACAGCACCTAAATACAAGATCAATGATCAAGTCAATAAGAAGAGAAACACAGGAGTTTTTCTAAAGACAGAATCCAGTAGAGGAACAATCATAAAAATTATTGAAAAATTCAACAAAAGAGATCGAATTTGTTACTACTACGAAGTGAAATGGCCTGATGGTAGAAGGTCAGAACACGCACAGCACATATTAATTCCAGCACCATAAATGATTAACAAAATTCAAGTTGCGTGTCCTAAATGCGCTGAAGTTAGGACTAGAGTTGTACTCACTAAACGTGCCAAGGATGGGATCACCATTAGACGAAGATGTTGTATCGGTTGCGAACATCGTTGGTACTCCATTCAGTATCCAGAAGTCGCTGTTAAAGACGGCGAAGTTAAATGGATAAAAACAGGATCTAACGCAAACTTTATACCCTCCACGTGAAATTATGGAATTTAAGGACAACAAAGGCACTAAGAAACAAAAGAGAACTTATGGCCCTATGGGTTTAAGTGAAATAAGACTTAGAGCCTTAATTAACAAAAATGAGCAGACCTTAGTATCCATGGGTAAGGTTTGTGCAGCACTCGTAGACTTTTATGAATTTCTGAAGACTCAGGACTACACAGATGAAGACTGTTACTTGGCAGCAAAGAGACTATGTATGCTCAACCTGGGGCGTTACATGGAAGAGGATACTAATTATGACGAGTACATCGTTAATAACCACTACAACTAGAGATCAAGAACTTTTCTTAGCCAATTCTTGAATGTAGGTTGTTTTACAGGATTTTCTAAACAAGCAATTTTTGCTTTACATCTTGCTATTTCTTTTAAACAATTACCAATAAATTGTGCTTGATGAAAGTAACTTCTTTCTACTGCTTCACAGTGTTTTACTAACTGTTCTTTAGTGGCTCCTTCTGTAAACCATAAAATTTTCTTTTCTAACTCTAGTTCTTGTTCTACTGTTGGAGGTTCCATTAGTTGATCTAACAGAAGAAATTGTTCATCTAAGTTCTCCATCTAATTCTTTCCTTTTAGCATCTAACCCAGTGTATAGGCCGTGCATAGGATTGTCAGGTAGGTGACGACCATCAAGAATGTATAAACGCTCCATATCCAGTACTCTCTGACGATCTTCTTCTAACCAATCTCTTTTATAAAAGCTCATTGCAATGTAGTGGTTGAATTAGGATATAACCTTGACTGTAAGAAGTTTACAGCTTGGTCATCAAGTGTATTTGTAGTCTGTTTTGAGGCTGCTTTCAACAGATCAAGTAACAGTTTTTTACCTGCTTCACTACGCAGAAAAGCATAAAGAAGAGGTAGAAAAGGCTTAGCTAGTTTTCTCATAAATAAACTCACTCTTCACAATCTTATATAAAACCGCTACATTTGGCTTGGATCCCCATCCAGCAAAGCCTCCTTCTCTTCATAAGGGGGCTTTGTGTTTTAAGCCGATACTTAACCTAACAGGATTATGGAGCCAAAAACAATTGCATGTTTTTGTTCACATTGTTTGGAAATAAGAAGGCAACAAACTAGGGCTAATCAGATTTTTTCTTGTGATAAACCTCAACTTCTGATTCACAATTCGGACAAGTTAAAAAGCTGATCATATCAAACTCATCTGATTCATGCGTTGAGTCACTACCCCATATTAATTCAGTTTTACAATGCCAACAATTCATTTCTTACGCTCCCAATGTTTAATCAATAAGTTCAATTCTTTAACTCTAGCTTTTGCTCTTGCTATCTGTTCCTCCATCCGTTTGGGTTTCTCTTAGTTACTTCCAATCTAGCAACGTCCTTCTCTACAGCATTTAAACGATGGAATATTTCACGAAAGTTACCTTGATTACGATTGGAACGGTTTGAAATAACCATTAACGCTCCAGAAATAGCTGCCCCGATCAAGGCTGCAAGTAGTTCTTGAGGCATTTTTAACCTTTTATGTGTAATCTTAAACTATTGTTTCTATTTTTCTATGGCTGAAAAACCAAGCCCTCAAGCAAAAGCTATTGCTATAGAGGAAGACGATAAGCCTGATTACCAAGAAAAGATTACGTTTCTTGTATCTACAGTTGCACAGGGAGCCATTCTTGCCTGGTGCTTGCTCGTCTTGTCTCTTGGATACGTTAAATTGCCTTCAAGACTCTTTGGAATGGATATTCCAGACCAGCCCCGTGTTGATAGCACTTTTGCGGCAGGCTTGCTTGGAAATATTTTAGGTGGTCTAGGTATCAGCGTTAATGCTGCTGCTGGAGCAAAAAAGAAAAAGAAAGAAGACGAGGCTAATGGAAACGGAAAAAATATAGGAAACGGTAGCGGTTATCAAACCATAATTATCAAACAACCTATAGAATTAATCACCAAAACTCCTACTGCTACAAAGGTCGATCCAGTGACAGGAAAACTAACATGAAAAAATTTCTAATCTTGCTTTTACTAGCGAGTCCAGTGCAAGCAGATATGCGGCACTCAATCACTACATCAGCCAAGATTCAAGTTGACGCTGCTTACAGCTCGGCTGAAAGAATTGGAACGACTTACAGCATTACAGGTAACAATGTGACTCCAAGTACAACCGTTGGAGGCACTACTACTTCTGGGGCTATCGGAGGATTGACTGCTGATTCAGTGACCTCAGGGGTTCCAGCAATTGTAGACACGGACTTCACGATAACCACAGCAGGCTCAGCCGTAAGTCTGACCGAAAGTCTGGTAGTTGGAGATGCCGTTCAAAGTGCAACTACGGTGACGGGAGGGGTCGTGCCGAGCTTGCCGTCACTGGGAGTGGTCGTAACTGGATCGGGAGGTGTCTCTGGAGGAACCATAACGTCACTTTCAAGTGGGGTTCATACTTGTGGAGGCACAATGGGAGCTGGATCTAGTTGCACGGCACAAACCATAGTTGAATCAGTTGTTGATTAGTTTTGAAGCGTTATTTGCTGCTATTGTTATTATTAAATAGCTGGCAAAAACCAGTTATAGCAGTACCTGTAGTACCTAACTTCTCTAGCGGGTCTATGACCGCAGTGACACGTACCACTCAGAATATTACAGAAAATATTGTATCAACAGATTATAATACTGGTCATTCTTTATCTATAACAGGGACAAATTTAGAAATAGATGGAGCAACAATGTTACCTGACCCTACAACTATTAACCAAACTGTAAATGGGACAACTTATTCATGGACTGGAGCCGATCTAACAACAATGCCCAATGTGACAATCAGAAATGCAGGGGCAGCGTTTCAAATGAATCAAAGTTACCAAGGACCAGGTTTATCCAATATAACAAACATAACTCGAACAACTCAGGTAGAAAGCGTTACAGAAACTACCTCTACATTCTCCCAATAATATTCGCACTTAACCCTTTAAAAGTATTAGCAAATCAAACCGCCGCCCCCTCTGCTAATGCTTCAAGTAGTGGATCGGTAACCAATATGGCAATACAATCGTTAAATGGCAATATGATACAAAACCAATATGGTAATGGAATAGTTTGTCAGGGGCCAATGTTAACAGCATCACCATTCTTAACTGATAGTTTTCAGCAGCAATTACCCCATGAATATTGGTACAAATCACCCGTATATGATGATGATGGAAATGTTATTTATTACCAAGATGTTCGTACAGGTCAGAAAGATTCTGCAAGTTTAAATTGGGGCTTTTCAATTACATTTAGTCTTCCATTAGATAATTCATTACAAAAGCGTTGTAAGGCAATGGCTGATAAATGGCTTGAATTAAAAAATCAAGATTTAATGGATAAACAACTATCGTGGCACGTAGCCCGTCTTAAAGAATGTGGCGCACTTAAAAAATCAGGAATTGAATTTGCTAAAAATTCAGTCTTTTATTCTTTATGTGAAGACGTTTTAGTTTTACCAAAGATGGGGCAAGTCTTACCTCACAGACATAACATTCCACCTATTTCTTCTTCTTCTTCTTCAGAGGAGGAAGTCCCCGTTTCTCCCGATAAGAAATAGTTCTTCTTTCAGATAAATTTGGACGTTCCACTTTCTTACCTAATATCTTTTTAACTCTATTTACTATCTGCTTAATTATAGGTTTAACTGCCTTTAAAAGCAGTGGTGTACTCAATGCAGCAGTGGTAGCCACAAGAGTAATTCCCCCCGTTCTCACCACTTGAGGGACAGTAGGTATCGCATCAATTATCTGTTGTTGAACATTTAATTTTTTATATCTAGTTACACAACGGTTTCCAACCAAT